CCGGATTTACATTCCCTAAAACAAATGTTAAACAGCGTCCCGCAAGTGGTAAAACATGGCCAAGACCAAGAATTAGAAGATAGCAGGATACTAACACGAGAAGAGCACCTAGTGAACTACAATCACTACTGAGCAAGATTTGGATTATAATGGAGCGAATATGAAAACAGCAGGCGTAAATTTATCAACAATTAATGTATCAGGAATCTTTAATCCTAAATTTTTAGGAAAATATCGTTGGATTCCAGACCAGCCAGATAGTAGAGATCATCTATATCAATTAAACACAGAACTAACGCTGGCACCAGTTGTTGACCTAAGACAATATTGCAGTGCTATCGAAGATCAAGGCAACATAGGATCTTGTACTGGTAACGCTATTGCTGGACAGATTGAGCTCATTGATCGCAAAGGTGGTAGAGCATTAGATGTTAGTCGTTTGTTTATTTACTACGAAGAACGTGTTTTAGAAGGAAGTGTGCGCTACGACGCAGGTGCTTATATACGTGATGGCATTAAAGTATGTTATACTAAAGGTGCTCCGTTAGAAAGCCTATGGCCCTATGTGACCAACAAATTTGCTACTAAACCTCCTACAACTGCCTACACCGATGCACTAAAACGCAAAGTAACAGGGTATCAACGTTGCACAGATTTTACTGCTGTGAAAAATGCTGTGGCTGCTGGCAATCCTGTTGTTATTGGATTTAGTGTTTATGACAGCTTTGAAGGTACCTGGGGTAATATTCCCCATGGACAAGTAGGATCGGGCATGATGCCTTTTCCAAATACAGCAACAGAACAACTATTAGGCGGACATGCTGTTTGTATTGTAGGCTATGATGATACAATGCCTGTAGTGGGCAAGGGTAACGGACGCTTTATTGTGCGTAACAGTTGGGGTACAGGATGGGGAGATGCTGGATACTTCTATATGCCCTACGATGTTATTAAAACTACCAGCATGAGTAGTGATTTTTGGCTGATTAGTTCAGTGAAAAATCCTTGATCTAAAATAAATATAATATAAACGAATAACAGGGGATATTCATATGAGCAATCAATTAACAAACGGCCAGTATAGCTTAACACTAGACTCACTCGGAAGTCTTTATCTACCAGACGGAGTTGGAGTACTTCGTGGATTAAGTGGGGCCAGCGTATTCATGCGAGACGACGGCGGACCAGTTGGTATAGGTTCTGCTGTTGGATATAATGTAGTAGTAGACACAAGTTTTGGTGTAGCACTTACTGCCAACGGGCGTACACTACAACTTGCTCCTAATGGTGATGTAAATTTCCCAAGTGGCATGGTAGTTTCATTACTAGGTGGCATTTCCAGTAATGCTACAGTCATTGGACATTCAAACGGGATTATTGTAGCAGTAGATGATATGAATTATATAAGTGTAGTTCCGGGGACTGGTGAAGATACTGGTGTATCATTAACATCAGAAACTATAATTACTTTAACCAGTGATCAACCGACTACTATACTAGTTAATGGTAATGAATGGACTTTTGGCATAGATGGTACTACATATTTGCCAGGTGGAAATAGAATCAATAACGTCTACGGTGTAGGTGCTTTTGGTAATGACACCGGTGTAGCTGTTGGTACAAGTAACCCAAATTGTGTATATGTTGATCCAACTGATGGTGTTAGTATCAATGTTGAAGACCCGGCAAATCTAGGTACAGCAATTACTTGGAACTTTTCACCAGACAGTAGTATGATGATTCCCGGTGGTGGACGCCTATACTACGACGGCGCAAATACAACATTAGGACACGAACTAGGAGTATGTATTGCTACGAGTGGTAGTAACCACATTCATCTAACTAACGATGAAGGAGCTTCTGTTCATACTGCTAACTCAGCATCGGTACTAGTATTAGGTACCGCGACATTTAGCGGTACTACTATGACTGTTACTTCTATAACACAAGGTACCCTAGCTGCCGGACAAGAAGTGGCGGGACCGCAGATATTTCAAGGTACAGCAATCGTTGGACAATTAACTGGTACTGCTGGCAGCACTGGAACATATCAGGTTAGTATCAGTCAAACTGTTCCAGATCCTTCAGCTTTTGAAGCTGCATTTATTAATTTGTGGAAATTTGGACTAGACGGTCGTACCACAGTTCCATTTAATCTTTCTGTACCCCTTACGTCTCAAGGTGCAGAAGGCGATAAAGCAGGTATGACTGCATTTGACAGTGATTTTATGTATGTATGTACAGCCGACTGGGCAGATGCTAGCCCAAGCCCACAATCACATATATGGAAACGAGTTGCCTTAAATAACACACATTTCGACTACTCATAATTTCTAAATTTCACCTCTTTTATCATCCAGTTTAGTAAAATTCAAAATCAGCTAAATACATGATAAAAGAGTGAGTGAAAATGGATTTACAAACTATCAATATTGGATCATACGCAAATGACGGCACTGGTGACGATTTGCGTTCTGCATTCCAAAAAATTAAAGCTAATTTTGATACTGTAAGCACTTCTGCAATAACTAGCGGTGAAAATCTAGGTATAGGCACACATATATTTGCTGGTGTTTCTGAGACTAACGCTTTTCAATTTAATACTATAAAAAACGGAGATGGAATTAGTTTATCGTTAGTTGACGGTACTATTACTATTTCATCTACTGGTAGTTTTAGTCAATTAAGTGGCAATCTCAATCTTAACGGGAACAGCATCACAGGCACTGGTACTATTAACATACAAGGTGGTATTACCGCTACTGGTGTAGTAACAGCAGGTGATGTTCATTCTACAGTATGGGGTATAGATGTTAGAGAGCTATACTTATTAATGTTAATACTCAATGGCCAAGATGTAGATCTTGGAGATTTTGCTGTACCGACCCAAGGAACAATCGATCTAGGATCGTTTTCAACTCCTTTTGTTATTAACTATGATTTTGGAACATTTGATACTGTAGAGTACAATTTTGACTTTGGAACATTTTAATTAGGAGAATACAATGGCTTTTCAAATACGACGAGGAACAAACGAAAATCGTCAATTTATTACACCAGCCGAGGGCGAACTTTTATACACTACCGATACTAATCGATTATACGTAGGTGGAAAAACCGACGGCCTAGGTGCGTTAGTCACTGGTGGCATCGCAGTGGGCAGTGGTGTTGGTGGTGGCGCTGTTGACAGTGTTAATGGACAAGACGGTGATGTGGTTCTAACACTAGATGACATAGACGGCGTTGTTATTACTGGTACACCCAGCGATGGCCAAGTATTAAAATACGACACTGGTACAAGTAAGTGGGTTAATGGTACTGATAATTCAAGTGGTGCATCATCTGATAGTTTTAAAACTATTGTTGTAGCCGGTCAAACTAATGTAGTTGCCGATAGTGCAACTGATACACTAACATTAGTTGCAGGAACCAATGTTAGTATTACAACCAATGCAACCACTGATACAATAACAATTAATTCTACGGCCAGCAGCAGTGTAGCTGTTCTTGATGATCTAACTGATGTTGTTATTAGCGGTACACCCAGCAATGGCCAAGTATTAAAATACAACACTGGTACAAGTAAATGGGTCAACGGAACTGGATCAGGTACTATTAATACTGGCTCTATTGGTTCTTTTGCTTTTTATGCCGCTGACGGTGACACAATAAGTGGCGGTGCTGGTATTGATCTAATTGATAGTGTTTTAGTGGCTAGCCTTCCAATTACTAATCCCGGTTATATTGAAGTACATGAAAATTCAGAATCAAGACTACTACAACTTCGCACTGCTACAGAAGTGGGCTGCGGAAATATATCTTTTATTCAATCCTACGGTACTATAGCTGCGCCAGCGGCAGCTCCCGGATCCGGTGTATACTTAGGCCGTATGAGATTTGAAGGGTACACGAATAGCACCGATTATAGTAGCGGAGCTGCTATTGAGGCAAAGTTAGAATCAACAACGTATAATACTGATCCTGTTTCTATTAACTTTGCCAGCGGCGACGGTGCTGAAATTACATTTGGATTTACTGATGCAACATTTTCTACTCCTCCTTTTATTACTGGAGCCAGTGTTACAGTCTCTGGTGTAGTATCAGGTACTGGTAACTATAATGGTACCTATATTGTAACTGGTTGTAGCGGAGACGGTATGACAGTTGCTGGTGCAACTACTGGTACTTATACCAGCGGTGGTTCTGTTGTCAATGACATTGACATCGTCTCTGCAGGATTATATTTTAATACAACATCTCCTACTGGAGAAAATTTAACTCGTTTAAGAGTCAATAATGCCGGAGTTGTATTTGTTGGGCCAACGACAGTTCCTGAGAATCCTGGATATACCGGTCGACTAGTAGTTGTTAGTTTAGAAAATGCAAGTACTGGTGTTGACGATTCTGCTCTTAGCGTTAGAGCTTGCTTCAATGGTACTAGTGGCCAAAGACTTGTTAGTACTCGTACTAGAGGAACATTAGATGCTCAGTTACCCGTAAACTCAGGTGATGACCTTTTTGGTATTGAGATCCGAGGTACTTCAACTACAGTCACTGATATATTATCAAGTAGAATTGTAGGTATGGCCGAAGGAACTATTGGTGCTAGTATCGTTCCAGGTAAACTAATTTTACAAACTGCCAACAGTGCTGGTTCACTAGTAGACGGTTTAACTGTTAATAGTAAGCAGATGACCACGTTTGGTGGTATGGCTAAAATTGTATCCTATGCTAATGAAGCGGCTGCTGAAGCTGCGGTAGGCGGAACACCAAGCAACGGCATGATGTACTACGACAGCGGATCAAATGTAGCTAAAATGTATGGCAATAGTGCTTGGCATGCCCTATGGTAATTTAACGTAAGGATTTCAAATGGCCTTAGATATATGGCAAGAGCGTTCTGGCTATTCATTCGGGACTTTTGAAGAACGCTCTAAGTTAGAATTAGCATTACCGGTATCTTCTAGCGAGGATATTACCTTTAGCATAATATCTGGTGAGCTTCCTCCCGGCCTACGTATCTCCAGCGATAAAATAGTAGGAACTCCTTTTGAAGTGGCAAGAGTTACCTCTTTTAAATTTTGTATACGGGCAAAAGGCACTGCTGGTATTGCAGATAGAACATTTACCATAATCATTGAAGGTGCCGATTCTCCAACGTTTGAAGTTGCTGCGGGAGATCTACCGATTGGTCCGAACAATTCTTACTACGTTTTAGACTCAACATTTGTCTACTATCAAATTCCTGCAATAGATTTTGACACTGCAACAGGGCAACGTCTTAGTTATTTTATCTCAGACGACGATGGAGAACTACCTCCGGGGCTATCATTAAGCAACGATGGCCTACTATCTGGATTTGTAGAACCTGCATATATAATTAAATCCTCAGACGGTGACGGATCTTATGGTAACGGGTTGTATGACAATGTAGGCTACGACTTTGGTACTATACCCACTGACGGGTATGACAGTTATGCCTACGATTCTATTACCTACGATTATAATGTACCAACCCGTCGAGTTTTAAAAGTTAATAGAAATTATGAATTTATTATAACGTTAACTGACAGTGACACTGTCAGTCAAAGAAAATTTAAAATATTTGTTGTAGCAGATGATTATTTTAGATCTGATAACACTGCATTGCCTGCTAGTGCAGGAATATTTAAAGCTGATGGCACATTCTTAAGAGACCCAATTTGGAAAACCTCAGCATACCTTGGTCTACACAGAGCAAACAATTATCTAACATTAATATTAGATATCTATACAACAATTGATACTGGCCTTGTTCTTTATAATATTGAAGCAGATACATTGTGGGATATAGATGCATCTTATAAAGTTGACGATAAAGTATTGTATCTTGATAAAACATATATTTGTATTAAAGAAACCGATGCTGTATTCTACGGGACACCAGACGGAAATTCTATCAATTGGCAAGTATCCGGCATACCACCAGGATTACAATTTGATATATCTACAGGTGAGCTATTTGGTATAATCCCTTATCAGCCGGCAATTACAAAACGATATATTTTTAATGTAACAGCAAAAAGATTTTCAAATACTACAGAAACTGCGTTTGCCAGTAGAACATTCACCGTTGATATCCTTGGTGAAATTGATAGCACTATTCAATGGATCAGCGGAGACTACCTAGGATCTATTCCTGCTAATTTTACCAGTACTCTAAATATTAAAGCAACTACCACTGTAGAAAATGCAACATTAGTGTATCTTCAAGAAAGTGGAACTTTACCTCCTGGATTAAAATTATCCTTAGATGGAGAAATCATTGGGAAAGTTAACCAGTTTGCATCTGAAACTAAATTAGGTCTAACAAGGTTCTATGAAGATGTTCCTAATGTTGAAGAAAAAGTCTTTAATACAATCGACGGTGAAAGTACAACAGTCGATCGTTCATTTGAATTTTCAGTAACTGCTAGAGATCAGTATGGTTACAGTTCTATTACTAGAACCTTTATCATTGATGTTTATACTCCTAATAGTAAGTCCTACAGTAACTTAACAGTTAAGCCATTCTTACCAATAAGCCAACGTAGTACATTTAAAACATTTATTACAGATAATTTAATATTCAGCGCCAATAGCATTTACCGACCAAATGATCCAGCATTTGGTATACAAACACAATTAAAAATGATTGCCTACGCAGGCATTGAAACTAAAGAAATAGCTGCGTATATAGGTGCAATTGGTTTAAATCATAAACGTAAACAATTTAAATTTGGCAGCGTCAAAAAAGCCGTTGCAAAAGACACTGGAACTAATTCTGAAGTATATGAAGTAGTCTATATCGAAATGATTGATCCCCTTGAGCCCGAAGGTCGTCGACTGCCGAATAAGAAAATAGATAAGAGTAAAGATCAACACAAAATTACCACAGATGCTACTAATGACTTTTGGAGCAGAGATCTTGGAGTATTAGAGTATGATAACTTTTATAACGGACGCAGACCCGATCCTAGGATCTCTATTGATCAATCTAACATACAAATAAGCGATCCTAATACTAGGGCAATATTCCCCTCTAGTATTTCTAACTGGCAAGATCGTATTTCTGCGGTCGGGGAAACTGAAAGAAATTATTTGCCTCTTTGGATGAGAAGTATACAACCCGGAACTAGATCAGAACTAGGATTTGTTCTAGCAGTACCAATTTGTTTCTGTATTCCCGGCCAGGGACAAACAATAATGGACAATATTAAAAATAGCCAATTTAACTTTAAACAGTTAGATTACACAATTGACCGATATATAATAGATTCTGTAACCGGAGATTCTAGCGATAAATATCTTGTGTTTAAGAATGATAGGAATACTATAACATGACCAGCCAAATTAATACATCACAAATTGATGAAACATATCCTAAAGCAGGGCAAGATAATAACAGCCAGGGTTTTAGAGATAACTTTACATATATAAAAGATAGTTTAGTAGTTGCCGCCAGCGAAATAACAGATTTGCAAAATAATTCTGCTAGTCTTGCCAATGACAATAACTTTCTTGGAAATCAAATTTCAAACGCAGTTACAAACAAGTTATACGGTTTAGCGTCTAGTATTGGATCTATACCAGTAGGTGCCGAAACACAAATTGATATAAGTCTCAACGACGGTCCACTACAATATGTAACAATCACCGACGATATGACCTTAACATTTACAGACTGGCCGACCGATACTAACAGATTTGCCAGTATTAGATTACATCTTAAAGGCGACACCGTTTCAACAAAGACCGTTACCCTCGCTACTGCGGGTAGCGGCGAGTTATATTTTGAAAAACCGTTTACAAGTGAATTCAAATTAGTTCATAATATAAACAAGAGTGCAATAACAGGTGGTGGTTACCGACTTGACCTAGCCAATGCTGATGATATTGAGGTCGGTATGACTGTCACTTCTAACATAGCAACCATTACTGCTGATACTAAGGTTCAAGCGATCCTCCCGGCTACATTTGATAGTGTTACTGACACGCCGCCATACACCACTGTTGTGTTAGATACTGTACTTCCCGATACGGTTGAACTAAACGATACTATTACATTTACTAGGTCAACTGTACAAACTAAGGTAATTGAAGCGTGGACTTATAACAGTGGAACAACAGTATTTGTAAAATTTTTAGGAACATTTGATGCACCCGTTGTCTGAAGATTTTGATAATTTAAAAGATGCCGAAATTGAAGCACGTATTCAAGATCTTAGCAAAAAATATTTCATGACTCAAAATCCAACCGTGCAAAGACAAATTGGCATGTTTCTTGACATATACAAAGCCGAACTTCAACATCGTCGTGCTGCTGCTTGGCAAAAAGACTATCAAAAACGTAATAAAGCTCTTGACGAACTGATTAAAGTAAGTTAAAATAGCAGGATGAACACTGACAAGTATAGTAATCCTATTTTTACTGAAGAAGATATTTTTGAATTGTTATACCAAGGACAATTCCAAAAGTTAGACCAGTTGTTTGTTGAAGACTCAAAAGAAATTCAAAAATTAGAATTTGAATCTAGCATTTCATTTAAAAAACCCTCAAAAGATTTTTATAATTTAGATGTAGAAGAGTTTGATCGAATTCTACAATCAGATTGGTTCATGCCCGAAGAATATAAAACTTTGGATATTGAGGCTTATTGTGGCGGCCACTGTGACTCTATCGAACAACAGACTAGAGTATTTGAAGAATTAGACGAATATAAAAAACGCAATATGTTAGATCTACTACGTTGGCTCAAATATTTTGTAGATACTTGCAGGGCTAACAATATACTTTGGGGCGTAGGGCGTGGTAGCAGTGTAGCCAGTTATGTACTGTTTATTATTGGTGTACATAAAATTGACAGTATCAAATATAATTTAGACTGGCATGAATTCTTGAGATAAGTAATAGTATACCCATAAGGAGAAAGTTATGGCAATGAAAGAACAACAAAGATCCGTATACACAACTATGCAAGGTCGTGAAATTGACATGCATAAATTAAGTGTACAAAACGAAATGACTGTTGCTGTAGGCAATGTTCGAGTTAATGCTCGAGGCGACGAGTTAGGACCAGGCGGTCAAATTATTAAAAAGCGTGAAGATGTACTGGCCGAATATCACAACGATACATTATCGGGTGTACAAGACGAAGTTGTTACACGCAAGTTGAGAAAGTCTAAGGAATAAACATGGCAGTTGTGAAAGGAACTTTAAGGCCCCTACATAATCGAGTACTTGTTTCAGAAATGGAATTTGGTGAGCAAAAAACAGCAACCGGCATTATAATTCGTAGTGATGACGGTAAAACAGAAGGTATTAAACCCCGATGGGGTCGTGTGTTTGCCAAAGGTCCAGAAAATGATGACGATTATCAAATTGGTGATTGGATTCTTGTAGAACATGGTCGATGGACCCGAGGTGTTCAATATGATAACGGTGCACCCAATCCTATTACTATTCGTATGGTCGAAACTGAATCTGTTATGATGTGGTCTGATGAAAAACCTAGTGGTGTTGATGTTAGAGAAGGTATCGGTCTGTCACAACCTGTAGAAGCATATAGAATATAAACGGCAAAATTAAACCCAAGGGCAGTTGACCTGCCCTATTCTTTTGTGTATAATAATACTATGAGCTGTATTACTAACATTAAACATGGTAAATTTTTACCTGTAGATACCACTGATATAACTTCAGAGTACATATTAAACTCCGACGGATACAGGACTAACGAATTTGCATCAGTCGATTGGACTAATTCAGTTGTTGTACTTGGTTGCTCTGAGGTATTTGGGTTAGGAGTTGATGAATGTCATACTGTTGGATATTTCTTATCTGATTTACTTCAGCTTCCTGTAATTAATCTAGGTGTATCATCATCGTCGATTATGTTTTCATTGCACAATTCTTTGATACTTAATCAGTCCTATCCTATACCAAAAGCAGTAGTACACCTGTGGACAGAATACAGCCGAGTAGTAAGTTATCATCATCACGGGCTAACTCATCATGGTGCATGGGACTTAGATAAAGATAATTATATGATTGAGTGGGCTATCGATGATGTAAACCCAGCAACTCATGCATTATTTTGTCAAATGATTAGTCATCAGATATGGAAAAATAAAACAGTATACTACGAAGCAACAACTTTTCCAAAAACAGCAGAATTATTTAATTGCGAGCATCTATCAAAAATTGATCTAGCAAAGGATCTTATACACTGTGGTATAAATTCAAAACGTAGAACAGCAGGCATAATAGCAAAAAACATAATTAAGGAGTTTAAATAATGGACGTAGATCAAGCAGCAACATTTTTAGCAGGTGCGATTTTAACTGGTGCAGGATTTGCTGTTACCGGAATTGTTATAGTATTTTTAAATAACTTATTCCACAAATACTGGAAACCTATCAAAATTTTTACACCAGAAAGTTGGCCGAACACACAGGCAAGGTTTGCCACAGAAGAAGAATTACAGCGTATCGAACCTAAGATAGATGAGATTAAGGAAAAGAAATGAAAGAATTATGGGTAGAAAAATATCGACCTAAGACTATTGACGGATACGTATTTCGAGATGATCATCAGAAATCACAAATACAAAGCTGGATAAGTCAAAAAACTATCCCGCATTTATTATTCAGCGGCAACGCCGGTATCGGTAAAACTACTCTAGCAAAAATCTTACTCAATGAGTTAGATATTAACGATTTAGATGTTTTAGAAATTAACGCAAGTCGTACAAACTCTGTAGAAGATGTGCGTGATAAAATTGTAAATTTTGTCCAGATGATTCCATTTGGTGACTTTAAGGTAGTACTATTAGATGAAGCAGATTATTTGTCACCTAACGCCCAAGCAGCTTTACGTGGGGTTATGGAAGAGTATCATACCACTGCTAGATTTATCCTTACTTGCAATTATCCTAACCGTATTATTCCTGCCCTTCATAGCAGATGTCAGGGATTCCATATTGAACGAGTTGATGTCGCTGAATTTACTGCTCGCGTGGCCACTATTCTTATGGAGGAATCTGTAGAGTTTGACCTTGACACGTTAGATACATTTGTCAAAGCAACTTATCCAGACCTACGTAAATGTATTAATACTGTACAAATGAACAGTATGGATGGTAAGTTGCATACTCCAGAGAAAGGTGACAGCGGTGAAGCAGACTACAAAATTGAGATGGTTGCTTTATTTAAAGCAGGTAAAATTAGTCAAGCACGTAAATTAGTTTGTGCCCAAGCCCGTCCTGAAGAGATGGAGGAGGTCTATCGTTGGTTGTATGATAATGTTGAAATATTTGGTGATGAAGAAGTTCAGAACAAGGCAATACTATTAATCAAACAAGGTCTAGTAGATCATACACTGGTTATTGATCCAGAAATTAATCTGGCGGCTACATTGATTAGACTTGCGTACTTATGAAAGACAAATTTATCAACCTATATATGGATTGGGCAGAACGGACTTCTCAATTAAGTTCTGCTCGTAGATTACAAGTAGGAGCAGTAATTGTCAAAGACGATAGTGTTATCAGCTATGGCTACAACGGAATGCCTGCAGGTTGGGATAACAACTGTGAAGATAAAGATTATATGAGCGTAGACGCAGGAGGTTGGCTCGATCCTGATGAGATCGAAGAACAATGGCCGTTTGAAGAAATCCAAGTAATTACAAACAGCTATGGAAGTTTTGAAATAGCCAGACGTTATCGTCTTAAAACCAAACCGGAGGTATTACATGC